GGCAGTACCTCCGCCAAGTCATGACTGAACGGGGGATAAAGGCAACCCCAGGCGCCGTCCATAGCCTCCAGGGTATTAGCCTCGACGAGTGGACGCGGATGCGGGACTCGGACGTGAAATATATTGAGAACGTCTACCCGCTTATCGACGCGCGCATGACGCGGGCCGAGTGCAAGGCGTGGCTAGAAAGAAACCACCTGCCCGTCCCTGTTAAGTCGTCGTGTGTGTTCTGCCCCTATAAGAGCATCCCGGTGTGGAAGGATATGAAGCGTCGGGGTGGCCCTGATTGGCAGGTGGCCGAGGCCGTCGACGCGAACATCCGGGATCGGCGGGCATCTGCCGGAAATCTCCTGTACGTTCACCCTAACCGCAAGCCGCTGTCGGAGGCCGTAAAGATTCCAGAGGACGAGGGGGCTCAGCAGCTAGAGCTGCCTTGCGACTCCGGGTTCTGTATGACATGACGCAACTTCCATTCGATCCGCAGGCAGCCGCCAAGGCAAAAACCGAGGCGATGGCCCAAGTAGAGGCTCACGCTCGCGTGGAGTGGAAGGACGCGGCGCTAGAGGCGGTAAGAGCCGCTGCGTTGGCTAGTCCTAGTTTTATCGTCGATGAAGTATGGCCGCACCTAGACGACGATGTTCAAACCCACGAGTTAAGGGCTATGGGACCGGTGATGCGTCGGGCGGCTACCCTTGGCTATATAGCGCCCACCGACCGATATAGACTATCTAGCCGGATATCGGCACACAAGAATCCGCGTCGCGTCTGGCGATCGCTAATCTACGAGGTGGCACTATGACGACGATGGCTAGGGTATGCCCGAAGTGCGGAGGGGACTTCTTCCACGACGACGGGGAGTATTACACCTGCGCCTATTGCGGGCACGAGCCGTACGATAGCCCGCTCAACCCGCGGCGTATCTGGTTTAGCGGCGAGGACGAGAAGGGCGGAGCGCATCAGTCGACGTTCCGCCGTGGCTGGTGGCACTACCGAGACGACCAGTACCACATTGTCGTCGAGTTCTTCGTCGACGACCGCAGGAACCGTGCCTATGCGCAGGAGATTTGGGCCTGGCCCTACAAGAACGAGACGCTGGTTGTGATGGCTGTCCGGGCGGCCTTCAAGAAGCGATTCAAAAAGACCCTGGAGCAAATAATGGACGTTGTCGCTACCTCGCCGACCCGCAAGCATCGTTGCCAAGCGCACTGTATAGGGCGGGACGATAAGAGGACCCTCACGGCGACGATTGAGCTAGGCTACCTGCCTCCTGAGCAGCTAAGGGGGAATAGCCGGGCGAATAGGTACGAGAAGGCTCGGTGGGCGAAGAAGGTTCGCGAGAGCGGTAACTGGTGGGGCTATATCGAGGGCGCCGAGTTTATCCGACACAAGCCCGACGTGGTTAAGGTAACCTATACGTTCCGAAATCAACAGAAGGTTGATCTGGACAATCTGATTATTGGGATGAAGCCCTTCCTCGACGGGCTTGTAGACGCGGGTGTCCTAGTAGACGATAGCCCGGACCACTGCGTCTTCGGGGAGCCGAAGTTCGTGAAGTGGAACTCGAATACGTCGGGGGCGGACAACCGGACCAACAAGACAATTATTACTCTGGAAGAATGGCATGACGACGACGATTTGACGTGCCAGCACTGCGACGCCGAGTTCGAGGAGCCTATCGAGGGGCCGTGTCCGCTATGTGGCCATGACGAGCTAGAAGATGCCGAGTGACTGCGTCCACCATTTCCTCATCCCGCCACCTCGGGGTGAGGCGTTAACGATAGGCGTGTGCCGTAAATGCAACACGAAGCGGGACATGGACAACACTGTCCCGGAGGGGCAATTCAACGTTTCAGCACAGCACCGGCGTCGTGCCGCAGAGGGCCGGAGGCGGGCAATGAGGAACAAAAGGGAGTGACCCACGATCGTCTTGAACGCCGCCATTATCTCAGCCCGGGAGGCCCATTCTGTTGTGGCTAACTGCCCTGGAGCTAACGAGCGCCCCCTATACATCGTTGCATACCCGAACACGCCGCTCCACGGCCGGTGTACTCGCTGCGATAGGGTCCTGGTACTTCGGATTATGAGCGCCCATAGAAGGTCGAGGATACGAGTATCGCCTGCTCGGTTCGACGAGGGCGTAATGCGGCGACACGCGGGGGAATGATGCAGATACGCAACAGAGTAAAGGAGCTACGCTCCGTCAAGGCGTCCGAGCTTCTGCCACACCCGGAGAACTGGCGCCAGCACCCACCGGCTCAGCGTCGGGCGATTGAAGCGGTCCTCGGGGAGATAGGGTACGCTGATGCGATCCTCGCGCGGGAGACGCCGGACGGCCTACAGATACTCGACGGGCACCTACGAGCCGAGACCACCCCGGATACGGAAGTCCCGGTGCTCGTACTCGACCTCGACGACGACGAGGCCCGCAAGCTCCTGCTGACGCTGGACCCCTTGGCGGCGATGGCGGAGGCGGACACCGATGCCATCAAGACCCTTGCCGATGCAGCCGCATTCGACAGCGATGTCCTGTCGCAACTCGTTGCGTCCGTCGCAGATGGTGGGCTAGCAACGCTCACGTTGCCCGAGGACCCGAAAGAGGAAACCCACGACACTGGCGCCGCTATAGATGCAGCCGAGGCGGACGACTACGCTGCAACGGTGCAACGGGGCCAGGTGTGGCAGCTCGGCGAGCACCGGCTGATGTGCGGGGACTCGACCGACGAGGAGGACGTGGGGGCGTTGCTGGGTGGGGTGACGCCTAATCTCATGGTGACCGACCCGCCCTATGGGGTTAGCTATGACGCGATTTGGCGCGCCGACGCTGGGTTAACTGCCAGGACAGGCCCAAGAGTCGGCACCGTCACGAACGACGACCGGGCCGATTGGAGCGAGGCATGGGCGCTATTCCCAGGCGCCGTTGCTTACGTGTGGCATGACGCGACGGCGCAAGAGGTTCAGGAAAGCCTAAAGGCCAAGGGGTTCGAGACGCGATCCCAAATCGTATGGGCCAAGACACGATTCGCAATCGGGCGAGGTCATTACCATTGGCAGCATGAGTCGTGCTGGTATGCCGTCCGAAAGGGCAAGACCGCCGCATGGGCTGGCGATCGATCCCAGACGACGCTATGGGCTATCCCGCTAGACGCTAACGTCGAGGGAGGGCACAGCACCCAGAAGCCGCTCGAATGCATGGAGCGCCCGATACGCAACCACGAGGGCGATGTCTACGAGCCCTTCGTCGGATCTGGGACAACCATCATCGCAGCGGAGCGCCTAGGGCGGCGGTGCTATGCTTTGGACATTGAGCCTCGCTACTGCGACGTCACAATCCGACGCTGGGAAGACTACACTGGCCAGAAGGCGGTGCTGGTCGATGGGTAGGATCGAAAAGTTCGACGCAGTAAAGAAGAAGGAGTACATCCGGCTCCTTACCGCCGGTGGGCGTCGGATGGCGTGCGCGGCTCAGGTAGGCGTCAACGCCCGGACCGTCGAGAAGCACATGCACAAGTATCCGGCCTTCGCCGAGGACGTATCCTATGCGGAGACTACGGCGAACGAGCGCGTCGAGGGGGCGATGTACCTCTCGGCGATCGGCGGCAACGTAACGGCGCAGCAGGTTTGGCTATACAACCGGAGCCCGGAGCGGTGGAAGAACGCACAGCGGCACGAGGTATCAGGTGAAATCGACCTCAACGTCTACGACGACCCCAGGAAAGCCCTCCTCGATAAGCTCGGTCTCCACTTTGGAAGACTTGAGCAGGCTGAAGCAGAAGGACTCCTTGACGGCACTCGTGCTCTCTCTGCCGGAGGAGGAAGCGAGAGCCCTCCTATACGAGTGGACGTTCTGGGCGCGAACGGAGCAGATGCCGCCGCCGGGGGCATGGCTGACGTGGCTGATCCTAGCGGGGAGGGGTTGGGGGAAGACGAGGACGGGCGCCGAGACAGTCCGTGACGGCGTAGACTCTGGTCGCTCGGGCAGGTGGGCGCTGGTGGCTCGGACACCGGCGGACATCCGGGACACGATGATCGAGGGGGAGTCCGGCCTGATCGCTGTTTCACCACCGCATCAACGGCCAACCTACAACAAGGCCAACCGGAAGCTATCGTGGCCCAACGGTGCCTTCGCGCTTTGCTTTAGCTCCTATGAGCCCGACCAGCTACGAGGCCCCCAGTTCGACGAGGCATGGTGCGACGAGTTGGGATCGTGGAAATACCCGCGGGAGACGTGGAACAACCTGCAATTCGGCCTTCGCCTCGGGCAGGCACCGAGGGTCACCATCACCACGACACCGAAGCCCATCAAGCTCCTGAAGGAGATTATGAGGGAGCCGGGCACCGTGACCACCAGGGGCGCCACCTACGACAACATGGCGAACCTGCCCCCGTCCTTCTTCGCCGCCATCATCCGCAAGTACGAGGGCACCAACCTAGGGCGTCAGGAGATATACGCCGAGCTGATAGAGCAGTTAGAGGGGGCGCTATGGCAGCGGGCCTGGATCGACGATCGGCGCGTGGCGCTTGGTACACCTGAGCAGTACAATATCCGACGACTTGTGGTAGCCATAGACCCGAACGTTACGACTTCCGAGGAGAGCGATGAGGCGGGAATCGTAGCGGCTGGGATCGGAGAGAACAGCCACGGTTACGTCTTCCGGGACGCCTCGGGCAGGATGTCGCCGCTGGACTGGGCTAACCGGGCCATCGACCTCTACCTGGAGCTAAAGGCCGACACCATCGTTGCAGAAGCGAACAACGGCGGCGAACTGGTGGAGATTACCATCGGCGTCGCCGCTCGAAATCGTGGTATGGTGGTGCCGGTTCAGCTAGTCCACGCGAGTCGAGGGAAACGTACCCGTGCGGAGCCGGTAGCGGCACTGTACCAACAGGGCAAGGTCCACCACGTCGGGGAGTTCCCGGACCTCGAAGATCAGATGTGCACCTGGGAGAACAAGCCGGGGGAAGCGTCGCCGGACCGCCTCGATGCTGTCGTGTGGGGCCTGTCCGAGCTTATGCTGGAGGGGGAGCCAAGCGTGAGGTTCGTTTGATTACGCTAGGGCTTGTCGACGGGCAAGCGGAGGTGGGGGCACCGATCAAAGCCACCCCACTCGCTTCTAAAACGAGTCCCTTCGGCCACTCGGGCAACTCTCCGCGAGGGGAGCCAAGTGCTTGACGTGTGGTACTCGTCTATATGAATGACGAAAGCCACGCCGCCCGTCTGAAGGCGTTTGAGCATACCCTTGGCGTGATCGAGGAGGGCTCACTGGTGCCTTCCCCGGAAATGCAGGAGGAGTTTGCGGCGATGTTCGCGGTGCTCCTAGCCGAGCACCCTATCGAGAGTTGCTTGAAGGCGGTCTTCCATTTAGGCCAAATCTACGAGCGGTCGGGCACTCTGCTCGACGTTGGGGAAGTCTAGCCATGAAGCGTTGTCGATCGTGGCATTGGGCATACCAGGTCCTGAAGGAGATTATGAGGGAGCCGGGCACCGAAGCACGAAGGCCCCCACCAGACGCCGGGGCTGGTCGTGGGCGAGTCGGCACAGGGCGCGGCGATGGCGGCGGGGCTGAACGCATGAGGCGGCCGTGGCTGGTCAAGATGGTCGGGACGTCCATGACGCCGACGCTCCAGCCCGGTGATCGCTGCGTCGTGGTGCGGTACCGGCTCAGCTTTTGCGTCGTGATCGCTCGGCCTATCGTGGACCTCGACCTTGTCGTGAAGAGGATAACCACGTTCACCGTCGGCCGGGGACGGGGTGTTGTCGCCGACCTCCGCAGTGACAACCGGGACGTGGTCGACTACCCGGATGTCCCAATCGACAAGGTCCTTGGTCGCGTCTCGTTCCGCTACTGGCCGCCGCGCCGGGTCGGGTGGGTGCGATGATGTACTGGTGCTCTATTCGTAATGGGACAAGGCGCCGAGGCTCAGGACATGAGGGACACCACCACGCCGCCATCGGGCTCCCGCGGGATAACGGCGCGGTGGACATCTACGCGTAACTGCGGCGGCCCGGTCGCCTCCGCAACAACCTGAGAGGGGATTCGCAAGGGGGAGGCGACCGTCGTGCTAGAACGATCAGATAGCCTGGTAGGGCTTATGGGGCGCTACCTCAAGAGCCGTATCAGGGCAGCGACACCGGACCGGATACCGATGGCCCCTAACCTGGGGCTCGTCGGTGGCTTCATGGGCGGCCTGTTCGGTGGTGGCCAGCCTGGTCAGAGCCCCACCGCCAACATGGAGCGGTACGCCGATGTCGGATGGCTGTTCTCCACGGTCAGCCGGATTAGCCAAGGGGTCGGCGCCAACGAGTGGACCCTGTACCGTGGGACCGGCGACGACCGCCGGGAGGTCGAGTCCCACCCCGTCCTCGACCTCTGGGAGCAGCCTAACCCCTTTTACGGACGCGAGGAGTTCCTGGAGACGTGCCAGCAGCATCTCGACCTTACCGGGGAGTGCTGGTGGCTGATCCTGCGGGATTCCAGGGGCAGGCCCGTCGAGCTATGGCCTATGCGCCCCGACCGCATCCGGCCGATCCCTCACCCCGACGAGTTCATCCAGGGCTACCTCTATGTGATCGGGTCCGAGCGCATCCCACTGGACGTCGACGACGTAATCTTCATTCGGATGCCGCACCCGCTGAACCCCTACCGGGGCCTCGGGCCGGTGCAGGCCCTCATATACGACCTCGAATCGGAGAAGTACGCCGGGCAGTGGACACGAAACTTCTTCGTGAACAACGCCGAGCCCGGCGGCGTGATCGAGCTTGACCAGACAATGGACGATACAGCGTGGGAACGCTACATCACGCGGTGGAGGGAGCAGCACAAGGGCGTCGCCAATGCCCATCGCATCGCCATCCTGGAGAAGGGCAAATGGGTCGACCGGAAGTACACCCAGCGCGATATGCAAATGGAGCAGCTACGGCGCCTGGAGCGTGACATTATCCTCGGCGCCTTCGGGATGCCCCTGGCCATGCTGGGGATCAGCGAGTCGGTCAACCGGGCCAACGCCGAGGCGGCCGAGGTGGCCTTCAGCAGGTGGATAGTGCGCCCCAGGCTGCGGCGCTTCCGGCGGGCGCTGAATAGGCGCCTATTGCCCACATACGGACCGTCTGACCTGACCTTCGACTTCCGGGACCCGACACCCCAGGACCGGGATCGGGACCTCCTGGAGGCGCGGGACGGCTATGCGACAGGTATCCTGACCCTGAACGAGTCCCGTGGCCTCCTCGGCTACGGCGAGGTGGACGACGGCGACGAGTTCAAGCCCACCGGTGGAGGGCTACCCTTTGCCCTGAGCGCCAAGCCGCCCCGCAGGTCCTTCCCGGTCGCCGAGTTCAATGGCCTTATCCTGGACGCCTTCGATACGAAGTCCGTAGCGAGCCAGCGGCGTCTGATAGCTCAGTCGTGGTCCGATCGCCTGGCTACCGAGTCGAGTGCCCTTGTTGCATATCTGGAACAGTTCAAGGGCATACAGACGATTGGCGACTTCACCAAGGATTTGCCACCGGTGGCGAAGATCGAGGAGTCGGATGTCAACGGATACGACTGGGATTGGTGGAGCAAGTACAGCGACGACACCGTGGCCGAACTGGAGGACCTGTTCGAGCTATCCATTGCCGAAGCCTATCCCGAGGTCGAGGCGGCGCAGGCCCAGGTGCTCGCTTCACGGTACGCCCAGCACCGGGGCGCCGAACTGCTCACGGTGACAGGCGATGCCAACCTAGTTGCATATACGCGACGGCGGGTAGGGGAACTGGTAGCGCAGACGATCGAGGAAGGCCGGAGTCTCGGGGAGCTACAGGGTGCGCTCCAATCCGACTTCGCCTTCAGCAAGGACCGGGCTAGCTTGGTGGCCCGCACGGAGACGGCCACGGCACTCGGGGAGGGGGCCATGCAGGCGGCGATCATCCAGGACCAGGACGAGAAGCAGTGGGTGACGCAGGGGGATGAACTAGTCTCAGTGGAGTGCCGGGCCAACGAGGCTGCGGGGTGGATAAAGGTAGGAGACCCATTCCCCTCCGGGCGCTCCACCATCCCGCAGCATCCCAACTGTCGCTGCGCGAACACCTAT